CATCCTTATCCATCGGGGTGATAACTTTTACCTGCAATATGTGTGGAGCGAATATCATAAGAAGGTGCATTTAGGTTTGTTGCTCAACTCGTCCTTCAAGCCGTACCGCTTGCACAGCCATGAGTATAAATTCATTAGGCTATCAACATAATTAGCCCAAGACACTGAAAATCCGCTTTCGCTGACCGAAGTTGGATTTTGTATCATCCACGGAATTTGCTTTGCACAAGCGACCTCTAATCTTGCCCGATTTTCCTCGGCAAAAGGTTCTTCACCATCCAATCCCGTTCTTGAAAGTATATTTTCAACTACAAGATTAGACGGGGTGTTTTTATCAAATACGCTTAATACAAACTCCTTGTTACTCATGGCTGCTATCATTCAATATGGTGTAATCAATTTACTATATGCAGTATGGCTATAATGCGTGCAATACTTTGATTTATAGATGTATCTGAACGGACATTTGGAAACATTAATTCGTACCCCTTGAATAGCCATTCCCTCTTTTATCGAACACATCATAGCCGGGTTATTTGCAACCAAGAACATAGTCTGTGGCATGGTTAGTACAACACAATCAGCCGGAGCCGTTTCCAAAGTGATAAACTGAATATCCGGCAAACCGGCATCAACCGATGGATTCACGTATTCACACTTGGGAGATTCCACACTTGATGCCTGCACGCTCAACGAAACCAAAGACATCATCAAAAAGCCACACATGGCAAAAATAAAATTCTTCATTTCTTTTCTGATTTATAAAATTAGACAATGGAAGGGTAGAAGCACTACCCTATCCTTTTACTCGATACCTAATGCTTCTTTCAGTTTGGCTGTTGATTCTTCATCCAGTTCTGCAACCTTAGCCAAAAGAGTTTCCTCTTTCATATTGCCGGAAGCCTGCGCGCCGATAGACTTCAAAGCATCAATCAAAGTCTTTTTCTCGAACTCCTTCTCAAAGAGGGAGATTTTCACCTCCTTCTTATCTTTGGATGCTTCCGCTTCGGGAGTTTTCACCTCAACCCGTTTGACAAGTCCTCTACTTTCTATATCCAGCACGCGAGATTCCTCACTGATTTCAATCACTTCACCCGGATTATAATACTTACCAGTAAACTTGTCTCTGAAAATAGATATAACCTTCACTTCCATAGTTACCTCCTTATGCTGATTGAATTGAAGCAATCTCGCTCAGGTCGAAATTGGTAATCAAGTCTGGGTTGGTAATCTGCGGAATCCACTCTGCCGTATATTCCATGTAGCGACCGTTTTTGTCACGGTAGTTGGAAATAAGCATTTGCCCCTCTGACGGATTGTAAGTACGCCCTTGTACCGGGTCTGTCGCTTCATACGGAGTATGGTGGCGCATATAACCGATTTGATCAGAAGACAACAGAGTAATGCGGTTATCCGCATAAATCTGCACATTCTTTCCCGTCTGGTCTTTCACATAGTCCTCCTTGATTTCAATGCGGGGCAGACCGATGCCTGTGAACACTTCGGAAGCCAAAGAAGAGGAAATCAGTCCCGTACTCAACTTCATCTCATTAGTACCAAGAATCATCTTGTACTGTTCTCCAAATTCGGAAGAACCAAGTACATTCTTGTTGAAGGTTGTACGTGTCATAATCATTTTTGCATAAGCACCAAAGTCCGGAGCTAGGGAATGTAGTTTCTCTCTTAAATAAGAGATGAACATATTCTTGCCATCAACAATTATATCTCTGGCTGTAGGCTTAACAAAATTGAACGGAAGGGTAATCTCCAGCAGTTTATTATTGGTCTGACCGGAAGTGATTGCAGCGTCTTTGTTGTAAACGGTGGCTTCACCAAGCATCAACAGCGCACCGACAATAATATCCATACGCTTGTGGGCGGCAAGGGTAATCTGACGGTAGTCGTCTGCCAAGAAGTTTACAATCTCTTCCATTGCAGCCTTTTGGTCGGCTGGCTTAGCTGCATTGAACTTGTCAATCAAATCCTGCAATTCAGAAAGACGGTCAATAGACATCTGATAAGCATCACCCAAATAGGCAATCTCACCATATCCTGAACCGATATTCCTGCGTTCACGAATAGGCTTTTCTCCAAAACGCGAATTGATGGAGCCAGCCATAACTCCGGTTACAGAACCGATATAGTCTTTGAACACACGAGTAGTCACTCTGCGGAAAGTAAGATACTGCTGCCAATAGATTGTGTCTTTGCGTGTCTGGTTCACACGTCTGATGATAGCGGAAACAATGTTCGCATCATCGAATAATGTTTGAATCGTTAAAAACATATCCTACCTCCTTACTCATTAAATTCAAACCATCCCTTCATATTGGCTTTATCGTTTTCAGAGAACGGCATAACCAATTTTGAAGGTTCAATCTCTGCGGCTGTACGAAGCAATGAAACCAGTGTGATTCCGTCCTCAACCTTTGTGCGGTCAAACAGAGCCGAATTAGCTACATGCTTTTGTTTTAAACCATCAACTGCAACCGCATTGAATAATACGGCATCTTTGGCGATATTCTCACCAAAAGCAGCCTTAATAGTCAATACATCATAACCGGCATTAGACTTATCAATTGCCGTTACTTCTGCACCTTTCTTGCCGCTTCCGACAAACATACCCACATAAGCCAAAGAGTTCTTGGCTACTTTGATAGACAAAGCCTCTCCACCAGTGGTATAGGCTTC